GCCAAAGAACTAGCTAAACAACCACTTGATAAGCAAATGCTAAAGCTGGCTGATGCGTTTGATAACGTGCAAAGCAGCGGCGATAAAGTGCGTCTGGCGTTTAAGCTGTTCGATAGTGAAGGCGTGGCGTTTGTAAACACGCTGGAAGGCGGCAGCGCAGCCCTGCAACAGATGTTCCAAGACGCTGAAGGGCTTGGCTTCATCCTGTCATCAAGCGCGGTCAAAGGCGTTGAGCAAGCTAATGATGCGATGATGAAGCTGGGGACGATGTTAGGTGGCGTTCGTGATCAGTTGGTTGCGGCATTAGCACCGGCTTTGCGTGAACTTGTTGACTTAGTAAGAAACAAACTTGTTGCAGCTATTGAAAAAGCTGGTGGCATTAAAAAGTTTGCTAAGGAATTAGCAATAGGTGTTATCAATTTGGTTGAGCAAGTTGCAAAAGCTATCTATCGTTTTGCACAGCAATCACAGACTGTTATTTTGGGGATGGTCGATGCTGCATCTGTTTTGGCATCTACTTTTTCAAAAGACTTTGCTGATAGAATTAGAGACTTTTCAGAGAGCTTTAATAGATTGCCAAAGAATTTTAATGCGTCTTTGTTTTCTGATTTGCGCGCAGCGGTTAACGCTACTTCTGATGGTGTTGATAGTCTTGGGGAAAGCACAGATAAGATTACTGAAAAAACAAAAACATTGGCTGAAGCATTGCAAGAGCTAAAGGAAACAGGCGAAAAAGTTAAAGAAGGGCTTGGCGAAGCTGCGGTTCGTGGCGTTAAGTCGTTAGAAGATGCACTTGTTGATGTGACTATGGGTGCAGCTAGTGCAAAAGATGCTTTCAAATCTATGGCGCGGTCGATTATTAGCGACCTTATACGCATCCAAATTCAACAAAGCATCACAAAGCCATTAGCGGCTGCTATGGGCGGCGGTAATTTCTTGCAAACAATCGGGAGCGCAATATTTGGCGGGTTCTTTGCCGATGGCGGCAGACCACCACGCAATAAGGTTTCTGTTGTTGGCGAAAAAGGCGCGGAATTGTTTGTGCCGGATGGCGTTTCTGGCACTATTGTTCCAAGCGGTACTGGCGGCGGTGTTACTGTCAATCAAACCATCAACCTATCGGCTGGCGTATCGCAAACAGTACGCGCCGAAGTAATGGGAATGTTGCCGCAGATACAAGAAGCATCAAAATCTGCGGTGCTTGACGCAAGGCGGCGCGGCGGTTCATTCGCTAGCGCATTTGGGGGCTAATTATGGCTGAGACCTATCCACTGACATTTCCAACGCAAACTGGCGTGGCGGCTGTTGAGTTTACCGCAACAGATGTTGTTTCTATCAGTCAAAGCCCATTTACATTTTCACAGCAAGTTGTGCGACACGCTGGCGCACGTTGGTCGGCAACAATCAAAATTCCACCGGTAAAGCGTTCTGACAGTGAATATTGGAACAGCTTTTTGCTGCGGTTGCGTGGTCAGTTTGGCACGTTTTTGCTGGGCGATCCTAATGGCGCAACGCCACGCGGGTCAGCGGCATCTGCGGCTGGCACACCGGTTGTTAATGGTGCAAGTCAAACCGGCAACGAATTAAACATTGACGGTTTACCGGCATCGGCGGTTGGCTATTTGCGGGCTGGCGATTATATCCAGCTTGGCAGTGCAGCATCGGCGCGGCTTTACAAGGTGCTGGAAGATGTTGACAGCAACGCCAGCGGTCAAGCCACATTGAACTTGTGGCCGGATTTGCGGTCATCACCGGCAGATGGGGCAGCCGTTACAGTAAGCGGTGCCAAAGGTGTTTTTCGGCTATCTAATAATGAAGCAGTCTGGACAATCAACAACGCTGGCTTTTATTCAATCAGCTTTGCAGCGGTTGAAGCATTATGAGCCGCAGCGGTGTTCCATCCGGTTTTTCTGATGCCAGCTTTGTTGGTTTCTTTGCTGTTGAACTAGAGTTTGACAGCGGCACGTTGCGCTTGTGGAACGGTTACAGCGATTTGACCATTGGCAGTGATACTTATACTGGTAGCGGTGACATTATCAACATATCTGCGATTGAAGAAACTGGCGAGATTGGCGCAAAAGGCGTTTCAATGTCTTTATCTGGCATTAGCAGCAGCATTTTATCATTGGCATTGACCGAAAACTACAAGAACAGGATCGCCAACATTTATATCGGCACAATAGCTGGCGGCACTGTTAGCAGCTACAAAGTGTTTTCTGGCCGGATGGATGTGATGAGCATCAGCGAAGAAGGCGAGACTTGCAACGTGTCACTGACAGCGGAAAGCCGCTTGATTGATTTGGAAAGGCCACGGGTGCGGCGATACACCAGCGAAGATCAAAAGATCATTGATGCCAACGATAAGGGCTTTGAATTTGTAAATTCAATTCAAGGTGCGACAATCGAATGGGGCGGTTAATAGATTGGCCGGATCGATTGCAAGCGCACATCGAAGAATGGCGGCACAAAAAGTTTGAATGGGGCAAGGCCGATTGCGCCTTGTTTTGTTTATATGCGGAAAAAGCTATATGCGGATCGTCACGCTTTGACGATTTTATCGGGCAATATCGCTCCGCAGCGGGTTCTGCAAAGGCGTTGCTAAAGATAGGCGGCGGTGATCTTGCGGCCAGTGTCGGGGCTAGGTTGCGCGAAATAGAGCCATCTAAAGCACAGCGGGGCGATGTTGCACTGATAGACACGCCATTGGGTGATGCGTTATCATTAGTGATCGGTGATAAGGTTGCGGCAATGGGCAAGGATGGTCTTATTTTCTTGCCGTTAGATGCGGCCAAGCAAGCGTGGAAGGTGTAATATGCCACAGGTAGTTGCAGCGGCAGTGGTCGCAGGGGTAACGGCTGGATCGACATTTACGATTGCGGCAGGCTTGACGCTTGGCTTTAGCACATCTGCTTTTGTAACAAGCTTAGTTTTAAGTGGTGCGGCTCAAGCACTTGCGCCGAAACCAAAACTGCCCAATATCGGCGGTGGCGGTTCTGGTGGCGTTCCGGCATCCCGAACAATTACCGGCAGATCATCCAACGACACACGCAAGCTGATTTATGGGCAAGTGCGAACAGGCGGCAATATCTTTTTTATGGCGACTGCCGAAAACGCTAACGATCAAGACGAATTGACGCTGGCTATTGTGTTCGCGGCGCACGAAATTGAGGAATTTACAAAATTTTATTTTAACGATGATGAACTGACTATTCTGGATAGCAGTGGCAATGGCCTTTTTATTGTAACTGCACCGGCACAATATTATGAAGTTGAAACTGCAACTGTCAGTCAAGCCCGTATTGAGCCGATTGTAAAGGGCGTTGGTGGTCAATCTAATCCGATACTTTTAAGCATTCGCAGCGATTGGAACAATTCAACGCATAAGGTCACAGATCAAGCTTATGCTGTTTTCAGATTGGATAATCACCCTGATAGCTTTGCAAGTGGTTTGCCAAACATTTCCGCGCTGATCAAAGGCCGCAAGATTTACGACCCGCGCACGACCACAACCGTTTGGTCTGACAATCCTGCTTTGGTTATCCGCGATTATTTGCTTGATGATGTTTATGGGCTTGGCGCAACAGCGGCAGAAATAGATGATGCCAGCTTTATTTCAGCGGCAAATATCTGCGATGAAAGCGTGACTTTATCGGGCGGCGGCACAGAAAAAAGATACACATTCAACGGTGTTGTGGACACTGGCAACACGCCACGATCAAACCTTGAACAAATGTTAACCGCATTGAATGGTTCGCTGTACTATTCAAACGGCAAATGGTCGTTGCGTGCTGGCGCATATATCACACCAACAGTTACGCTAGACGAAGATGACCTTGCCAGTGGCTTGATGGTCGAAACCGCTGTGTCAAAGCGTGATAGCTTTAATGCTGTTAAAGGGCAGTTTGTTAGCAGCGAAACCGAATGGCAAGCGACAGACTATCCACCGGTCACTAGCGCAACATTTGAAACAGAAGATAACAGCGAGCGTAATTATCTGAACCTTGATTTGCCGTTTACGACCAGTTCATCAATGGCACAGCGGATTGCAAAGCAAATTCTATATAAGAACCGGCAACAGATCAGCGTCAAAGCTAAATTCAAAATGACCGCGTTTAAATTTCAAGTTGGCGACACTGTGATGATCACAAATTCACGGCTTGGCTGGACGCAAAAAGTCTTTGAAGTTGTAAGCTGGCGACTGAACTTTGATCAAAGTCAAGCGACTGTTGACGTTATATTGACCGAAACAAACAGTGCAGTTTATAGCTGGTCGGCTGAAGAAGCTGCATTTGTGCAAGACAATACGGCACTGCCAAACCCTTACACAGTTACAGCCCCAACAGTCACAACATCTGACGTTTTAGAACTGTTTAATCAGCAAGCAATATCTGTGCTGATTGTTGATATGGCATCGACATCGACTGATGCGCGACAGTTTGAAGTGCAAGCAAAGCTAAACACAGACACAATCTATAAATCACTTGGCATTGCGTCCGGAAACCGCTTCACTTTAACCAACGTCAAAGCTGGCGAGGTTTACAATGTGCGCGGGCGTGCCATTAATGGCTTGGGCGTTCGTTCAGCGTGGGTGACTGCAAACCATACGATTGTCGGGCAAGCTGCGGCTGCGTCCGATGTAACTAATTTCAGCGTTAATATTGTTGGCGCAAATGCTGATTTAAGCTGGACAGCATCAACCGATCAAGATTTGTCGCATTATGTCATTCGGCATTCGCCATTGATTAGCGGCGCGACATTTAACAACGCGCAAACCGTTGTCAAGAAAGTGCCAAGGCCAACAAATACAGTCATCACACCAGCTAAAACCGGCACATATTTTGTTAAAGCGGTCAATAAATTCGGCATCCAAAGCGCAAACGCAGCAAGCAGCGTGGCACTTGTTGATCAAATTGATGGTCTGAACCTTGTCACAAGTCTTTCTGAGCATAGCGATTTCACCGGCACAAAGACCGATTGCGTAGTTATTGATGACATTTTGCGGATTGATACGACAAATCTGTTTGATAGCGTTGCCGGTAATTTTGACGATGCGGCTGGTTTGTTTGGCGGTGGTTCTGGTGCTGGTTTTGTTGGGTCATCTGCAACATATGATTTTGATGGTTATATTGACCTTGGCACAGCGTTTACAGCAAACGTCACAGCAACATTGAAGTTCACGCAATTATCCCAGCACACAGGCACACCGGCTGGCGGTGCAACTGACGTTGATTTGTTTGTCAGCACCACGACAGATGATCCCGCTGGCA